AATAAATCTGCCGACTTACCGGCTTCAACTGTTACAAAGATTGCTGACAATATCTTGGAAGCATTAACTATTGGGGAATAACATGTTCAAATTAAAAACGCTAGGCGATGAAGAGACTACCTTTATAATGAATGAGATTGAGCCACTACCGAAGCTTAAAGTTTTGCGAAACGTAACAAGAGTGTTAGAGAATGATACTAGCTTCTTCGTACTGAAATCTGACTTGCCTTTTGAGATAGTAAAGCAAGACGTTGAATTCATTAGCTTTTCTAAAGTAAAAGCCCCACGTTAATCAAGGATAAAAAATTATGTTACCAGCAATTTTAGCAGCAGCAATTACATTCACACCTTACTTCTCAATTGGCGCCGGGTATAAAGTTAACGAGCCCGGTGCGGTTTATGTTAACGATACCCAGTATGATTATGACTTCGGGCATCCTTTATCTGCACAATTTGAAATTGGCGCTGAAGACGGCTCTGGGTTTTCATTTGGTTACCGCCACCGATCTCAGTGGTTATCCGGTAGGCCTTTCAATAGTAAGCACGAATACTTCGTTGACGAATTCTTCATTGACAAGCGCTGGTCCTTATAATGACAAATCACAAGCAAGTGCTTATCGATTATGAGAAGTTATTGATAAGTAGAATTGAGAAGGATTTTTGTCTAACCGACCAATCACCTATTGAAGATATTGATCTTGCCAGAGAAGCTTTCTTGGCAGATCCTCATAGACAAGAGATTGTTAAACACCTTGCTTCATTGCTGACTTTGCGCACCACCTCTGTTATGATTATGAGCAAAGAAGAAGAGAAGCATTTATTTATACCGAACACTGGTTGGTGGCAACATTAACCCCGGAGAAGAGAATGAAAAAAATATTACTTGTAGGACTTTTGGTGGCAGCATCAATGACAATGGCTTATTCTCAGAAGTCGGAGGCTGGTTACCCTTGTCACGGAACGTATGTAATCTACTTTAATAATTGGACCGGCTTGTTTTACCACCAGCACGCGACGTATTGGCACTATTATTGATCAGCACTAGCCGGAATAAACCCCGGCTTTTTGTTATAAAAATAAATTAATTTAATATATGGTATAATCATGGGTAAAGGTAGCAAACGTAGGCCAACACAAGTTTCTCAAGAAAAAGAATCACTTCAGTGGGAATTGGCCTTTAAGAATCCAGTACATTCCCGCCGACTTGAAATACTCGCGCGGTTGAATGCAATTGATCATGAGGAAAAAAATGCCGTTCGAGAAGGGTCACGACAAATCGCGTAAGTCGGGAGAAAAGAAAAAGCGCACAAAGCCCTTAACCAGTAGAGATTACGAGGTTATTAAGGCTTTTCATGCTAATGGCGGTGTAAAACAAACCGCTTATAAAAGTGTATATGAGCAGCCCAAAAGCGTTAACGATGCTAACTTTAACGCAAGGGCTTCAGCCTTCTTTGACCGCCCCACTGTTATTGAAGCAATGACCAAGATCGAAGCCAAAGCCCTAGAAGAATGCGAAATAAATGCCACATGGGTTTTAGCTAAGACTAAAAAAGTTATCGAAAGATGTATGCAAGAAGAGCAAGTCTTAGACCGTAACGGCAATCCCGTCATGGTTATGACTGACAAGGGTAAGCTTGCAGCTGAGTTCCGATTCAATCCTCAAGGCGCTTTAAAAGGCTGTGACATGTTGATGAAGCATAAAGGTCTTTACGAACTCGATAACTCCCAAAAGAATCATGCAAAAGAGGCCATAGAAAATATGAGCCCCGCAGCTAAAAAACAATTATTACAAAAGCTGAGAGAACATGCCAAAGATGATGGACCTACAATGGCTGGAAAGCCTGACGCCGGAAGAACGAGCCGAACTACTCACTGAGGTAGAGGGCTCTACTCGCAAGGATGAGTGCGAAAAACAATTTGCTGAATTCGTAAAAGATGCATGGGATACCTTAGAGCCAACAACTCCTTTACTCTGGAATTGGCACCTCGATACCCTATGCGGTTATATGGAAGCAGTTGATACGGGTAAGATTCGTCGACTCATTATAAACATCCCGCCGGGTACAATGAAATCACTCATTGTCTCTGTATTCTATCCAGCTTGGCAGTGGACAACACAGCCTGGTATCAAGTATTTATGTGGCTCGAACGGTGATACACTTGCCGAACGTGACGCGATGAAGATGCGGATGCTTGTTGAATCCGATTGGTATCAGGAAAATTGGGGTGCAGAAGTTGTCCTGTCAAAACAGGTTGCAGGCAAAAAACTCTTTGCAAATGAAGCACTTGGGCATAGACAGTCTCAAGGTGTAACCGGTAAAGTAACTGGTAAACGTGCCGACTGTATTATCTGGGATGATGCCCACGATGCCGCCAAGTCTGAATCAGACATTCAACGTAATGAAGTTATCGATGCATGGGATTCCGCATGGTCATCTCGCGTAAATAGTTATACTGAATCTCCTTACATTATTATCATGCAGCGTGTTCACTTCAAAGATATTACCGGTCACTTACTTGAGAAAGAATCTCAGGGCTGGGTTAATCTTGCGATACCAATGCGCTATGATTCCGAAGTGACTTTTGATGCTGGCAAAGATATTGGTCGACCAGAGTTAAACGATCCTCGCTCTGAAGAAGGTGAATTGTTATTCCCTGATAGATTCCCTGAACAAGCCGTATGTGATCTTGAGCTAGATATGGGGCCATACCGCTCTGCCGGGCAAATGCAGCAACGCCCATCGCCTAAAAGTGGTGGTGAATTGATGCGTGAATGGCTTATGTTTTTCGACCAAAAGCCAAAGGGTGGTAACCGATATATTATTGTTGATCCAGCCGGGGAGCGTAAGCCTGGTGTTAAGGGTAAGCGAGACAACACGGCAATGGGCGTAATTGAGTACTGTGAAGACGGTAACTTCTACCTTATTGATGGTTATCGTGACAGATTAAACCTTGAAGAACGCGTTGAAATACTGTTTAAATGGCACCGTAAGTACAAACCTCTCGGTGTTGGTTATGAGCGTTACTCAATGCAAACTGACTTAATTCATATTAAAAGTTGCATGGAGCATGAAGGCTATCGATTCAAGATAACTGAGCTGAAAGGAAGCCTATCCAAGAACGATAGAATCCGCCGCTTGATACCATTGCTTTCTAATGGTAAAATATGGCTGCCGGAAAGCATACACCGTGTAAAAATGGATGGCAAGAGCTCAGATGTGATTCATGATTTCATTGAAAAGGAGTACGTTCCTTTTCCTGTTGGTGAATTTGATGACTTCTTAGATATGTTTTCAAGAATTTGTGATCCAGATATGAAGATGGTTATGCCTAAGATGAAACGCAGAACTCGCGTCCGTCGGCATCGAATCAAAAACCGTAACGTGGGCTATTAGGAAACTACCATGCAAAGAACGTTCGCAGTTTTATCAAAGAAGATACGCCCTACTGTAGGCTCGATTACTCGACCAGCAAACACAACAGCATATACTGCTGGTGATGCTGTTTCAGATGCTACAGGCGATGCTCATTTAACCTTTACCAACACAGTTCAAATGCCACTGTCTGCTACTATTGATAGCGTAGTGGTTTCAAGTAGCAATGCTGCTGGCACTTTGCCGGATCTTGAATTGTACTTGTTCCGAAAGGACATTACTGTTATTGCAGATAACGCTGCATTCACGGTAAGTGACGCTGAAGCATTAACTTGTATCGGTGTTATTGATTTACCGGTTGCTGACTGGAAAGATATGGCTGCATCTAGCGTAATCTCAGTGAACAGCATTGGCTTAGACTTCAGAGCCGGTCAAGAAGGTGCTGCTAATAGTACTATCTATGGCCAGTTAGTTGTCAGAAACGCATACGTGCCTGCTAGTGGTGAAGTGTTTAACGTCGAATTAGTTATCGCTCAACACTAAGGAATAACAGCAAATGCCTAAAGTTACCTTCGAAGAAGATATGCCGACCGCCGACTTTGAATACGAGGACGATGACGAGCCGCAACTTTCCCCTGAAGAAATTGAGCGCTTAGCTATAC